ATTCACAAAGTAGCCCGGATTATCTACATCAGTACCCTGTACATATTTCTTGTACATGTACCTCTGCATGAATGGTCGCATCGTTAGTTTGCTACCATAAACAATCTTATCGTCAGGCATTTGTATAGAGTACGAACCACCTTTGACAACAACAGTTTCTGTTTCCTCGCCATCAATAGTTTTCATACCCATAATTGGTGCATGAATAATCTTTACTCTAGCTAGTGTAGATGTTTTACTTTCAGATGAATCGTCATCATCAGCTACACCCATTATCTTTGCCATTTCAGCATTGTATTTATTCATATTATCTTGTGTTACTATGTTAGTAGTCATTATATCCTCACTTTCGACTTTTATAGAATCTATAGTTATACACTAAATTTCTTTCGTGTCAAGCCAATTCTTTCCTATTTTTGATTCTAATAATAATGGTACATTAAAATCAATATCATAGTATTGGTGGATGATGTCGTGCAGATTTTGATTTAGGTGTGCTACTGCCGCTATCACTTCATCCACCTCGTTAGGATGTACATCAACAACGATTGAATCGTGTACTGTGTTTACTAAACAACTCTGTAGATTTCCTAACAATTTCTCAAGTTCCAATAAGACTATCGGAACAATACAACCTGTTGCAAAACCTTGAACAGGATAATTCTTGATCATAGTAAAAAAACTTACGCTACCATTTCTTCTCCTTTCAACTAATGGAAACTCATATTGTCTACCTGATGGTATTGTAACTCGCTTTGTTGCAACTACTTCATCAGCTAACTTTTTATGCCATTGAGCAATTCCTTTATACTTTTCATTAAAGTGCGTATAGTACTCTGCTTCTGCTTTCGTTCTGCCATACCCACTTGCGCCGTAAAGCGGAGCAAACGTATGCATCTTAGCTACCTGACGACTCGTAGGCTGTCCCGCATCAGATATAATCTTAGCAGTATAACTATGCACATCGAAACCTGTTCTCACCTCTTCCATAGCCACCTTGTCCTGTGACAAATATGCCGCCACTCTAAACTCCAATTGAGCAAAATCGGCTTCTAGTATCTGTCCATTTTCAAAACGTGACACAAATACTTTCTTAACAGGGAATGTACCACCTCTAGGCATGTTTTGCATATTAGGATTCCTACCACTAAATCGTCCTGTAGATGTAATATGTTGCGTTAATCCCACATGCAAGAACCCATCTTCTTTTGTAAATGTCTTGATGCCTTGCACAAAAGACGACAAGTACGAATCTAAAGCAGACAGACGTTTTACATTAGCTATGAACTTAGCTTGTGGAATTAAGTTATTCGCTGTTGCTTGATTCTGTAGTATATCAAGATCACCTTTTGCAGTAGAGAAACCATTAGCACTTATCCATGATTTACTTGTAGGTTTGAATCGTAAGCCTGCGATAGATTGAGATGGTATCAATAGAAAGCCTTCACCTAGACACTTCTTACATATATTTGGTTTCTTGAATAATGTACCATCTTTTTTAATCTTATGTATCTTCTTATTACCATTACATTCATCACATTTAATCGCTTTAGTTTTGTACATAGGCACAGTATTCTGTTCGACACACCGATTAAAATCTCTCTTATCCCTAACTTCTTGAAACAATTCTTCGCCCCATATCTTTTTATCAATAACTTTTCGACTGTATATTACTTGCGATAATTGTTCTGGACTATTAAGATTAATCGGTGTATCTCCCATTAATATGTTCATTTGATCTGACAATTCAAGTACTATGTCTGTTTTTTCTTGTTCAAATTCATTTCGTACTTTTTCTAATTCCATCTCATCAACCTTCATACCATTCATGTACATACGAGTTAACGTCTTACATACTTTGTTTTTTATGTCCAACACTTTGTGCAAAGATTGATTTTCTTGGTCTTGATATCTTTTAAACAATGCCCAATACAGACAGCGAGTAACTCTTATATCATCTTTCAAGTAGCTACTTAATTCAGCATGGGGTATATCTCTAGTCGTGAAACCTTTCTTGAAATACTCTTTTAATATATCTGACTTAGTATGTGGCAATTCATATCGTTCTGCACACTTCTCAAGCGACAAGCCTTTCTTAACTCCTCTACATAAGACATACTCAGCTAACATTGTATCATAAATGTCGCAATCAAATTTAAACCCACATCCCCACAACCATTGCAAATCATGTTGGGCATTGTGCATAATCAATAATGACGCATCCTCAAGTAAACGCTGTAATTTGTCAGCACTATCTGGTTGCATCTCAGCATGATCAAAAGTAAATACAGTTGGTTCACCACTACCATTCGCATCCCCAATACCCACCATTGTTAAAGTATTTGTTGGCTCGTATGGGTCAAGGTGTAGCTTGCCATCTCTTGTGATTACTGTGTTTTCTACATCAACTACTAATTTCATTTTGTCCTCAAGGTATATAAAATGATTTCTCTTTATCTAAACGACAAGTAACTGTACCATGCCATCCATTCAACTTATTCTTAGATACAACAATATGTCTTATATCTGTTTCTTCCTCGCCTTCAAGCATGGGATCTTTAGATAGAAGTAACATCAGATCTGTTTCTGCCGCTTTGCCTGTCTTAGATCCCTCAAGCATAGATTGATTAGGTGTGACTCTTCCCTCTGCTTCAGCAGATAACTGACTCATCCATATTACTGCACAGTTATATATCTTAGCCATGTTTCTAGCATGTATTGTTGCATCTTTCAAGTATACGTCAGACTTATCACTTGTACGCATAGCAAACTTGTCACCCATATCCAACACAACAATGTCAGGCTTAACTGCCCTAATAACCAACTCAACATAGTCCATGTACTTATCTGTACAATCTTTGATTGATAAACGATCTAGCACCCTCTTGTATAACAGTTGTGTTTTAGAGGGATTTGCTCTTATTTCATCTTTACTCATTCCTGTTGCCGCACTCATGTAACGAATACCAACCCTATGATACGCTTCTTCATTTGTGAGTATAACACATCTTGCACCTTGATCTACAAACCCACCAGGACCTGCTATTATTGATGCCTGAAACGATGTTTTACCTGTATTAGGTCTTGCACCAATCATAACCAAATGCCCATCGCTGATGCCCTCTATTCTTTGTTTGAGAGTAGGTAGATTGAACTTCCACTTAGCTTCAAGATTGTTTAAACGTAAAAGAGTTTCCACACTTATGTCTTCCCAAACAATCTCTAGATTAGGTAGAAAATCATCATTGTGCTTATGTATTATCTTACGTAAAGGCTCTAGTGATTTAGTTGAACCATTTACATAGTCAAATCCTATGTTTGCAATCTCCTCACCCAACATCTGTCTAAACAAACTAGATAGAACATCACTAGCTATGTCCTTATCCATAAGCTGTTGTTTGCTTAATTTAGAAAACAAGTTTGTATAAACCTGTCTATTAGCAGTTGTCATTGTAGGATTGTTTGCCATAAACAAAGCCTGTAGTTCATCTACAGTCAAACTCTTCTCGTATTTCTTCATTGAATAGTCCAAGACTTGTTTAATCTTGACTACATCTTTAGAAAATATTTTATCAGGTGACTTAGCACCTTTGTGTTCATCATAGAACTTCTTATCCATGAGTGATCTTATTAAAGCCAACTCTGTCATGCTAACACCTCTTTCAATCCTTCTATGTCCTCTACTCTCTTATATTTTATGTCATCTGTCAAGGGGTAGGCAGTTACTTCAGAAACATAATTCTTTAATTCCTTTGTGTAAGCAACTGTCTTACTCCTTGCGTCAGGGTCTAGGGCAACTACACAATGCTCATACTTAGATAGAAAATCAATGTGTCGATGATTGAGATTAGTACCCAATATGGCAACACCATCAACATCAGGAAAACAATCATAGACTACTAGAGATGACACAACGTCCTCAACTATGATTGCTTTCTTTCTTCCTCTCCACGTATGTTGCACATAGTAATCTGCCCTACCACTATAACGTAGCCATTTCGGATGCCCCCCAACCAAGCTACGTCCTATAGCATCTATTAATGTACCATTCTCATCTCTAAGAGGAAAAACAAGACGATCATCTTTTACATCGTACATAATATATGATGCTGATAAGTTTTTATGCAACCCCCACCTAGACATAAACGCTTTGATGATAGGTTTGCTTATGTCATGTGTTACGTGTGGTGGCATTTGAAACTCCTCAACATTGCCATGTGGCAAACTTGGACTTTTATTCATAAGATTGTATATGTCTTCACGATTTAATCCCACAGAAACTTTTCCTTTTGACCCACACGATACTCTATAGCAGTTGAATACAATAGTGCCATCCACCTTAGATGCAGTAAATGTATTCTTGCCTTTACACAAAGGGCAATCTCCTCTGTAGCTATCGCCCTCACTTATATGTAAATCATTTATATATGTATTTATAAACATCTAGATGCTCCACTTATAATGTAAGTGAACTACAAACTTCATTTTGTCAAGACCCACCACTAAAAATATTTAAAGATTGTGTCTTAGATAACGCACTTTTGGCTGATTTTAGTGTGTGTTTTACGTAAGGTGTCACCGATTGTATATTTTGATGCCCACTTACTGCCATGATCTGTGTTATATCTACACCATTCTCCACCATCTCTGTGATTTTAGTTCTTCTCATGTCCATGATTTTTAAATCAGGAGATAGACCACACTTTTCTTTAATCTCATTTGCTTTTGTGGAGATTTGTGTCTTGTCATAGGGTCTGTATTTAGTTTTGTATGGCGATACATTAGGTGCAACATACTCTTGCCACCCCCAATTCTCATGTTGTTTCTTTAACATACGCACCAAATCATCAGAAATAGGTAAAAATACCTCTGATCTACGTTTAGATTGCTCAAGTGTTAGAACTTGGTCATCAAAATTGATACATGACCACTTCAACTCACGCATATCACCCACTCGTTGCCCCCACTCGTAAGCCATGTGTGTAATCAAACCAATATTTGACCAATTCCACTTGCTATAAGCAGTTTCTAGGAACAATCTTACTTCTTTTTGTGTCCAAACAACCTTCCTAGCCAACTCTTTTTGTTTTTCTATGCCTAAACTAGGATTAGCCACGATGATATCGTATTCAAGTGCGACATTTAGTACCTTACGCAACACAGAGTGTGTGATGTTAGCAGTTCTCGACCCTCTCTCTAGCCATTTCTCGTATGCTGACTTGATATCTGACCGACATAGCTTGCCCAACTTAATATTTTGTAGTGTTCTACCCCCTTTTATCTTAGTCATCAAGCCTTTGTGCATAAGATTGCGATAATCTCTCTTAGTTTGCTCACGTAACTTGTTGAAACTGTGTGTAGTTTGGTAAAATCTAAATAAAGCATAAAGTGTGCTTTTGTCAGTTGGTATTTTCTGTGAAATAACAAACTTTTGCCACTCATTTAGCTTTTTATTCTGTTCTTCTATCTTATTATACGATGCATAGCGATTTGCTTCGCATCTCATGGGATGTACGATGCCCACCACTACTGCCCTCATAGGTGGATTGTACTCCCACCACGTAGTTCCATCAGAATCACGAACTACTCGTACATGTTTTGGTATTTTTTTATTCATATGATATCTCCTAATTCAACATTGCCATGTGGCAAACTTGGTATTTAAAATGGTGGCTCTTCACCCCTATGGGATGGTAGCCAAACGTCATATTCAATGCGTGGTGTTTCTTCTCTAGTAAGAATAATTGTTTCACGCACACCAATCTCATCTAAGAATGATTTTATATTGTATGGTAAATCATCATTGCCATCTTTCACAAGTGACGACATCTTTATCTCCCCATTTATTATACATACTTTTAACATCTTCTAATGCATATGTCAATATCTCTTCAGCACAAAATGAGTCAACTGCATAATTAGAAATAAACAAAAGAACCATCCTAACCACATCTTCATGTGTAGCATCTACAGGTATAATATTGCTTATTTCTTCCATCATTTTAACTAGAACACGAGGATCTCTCACATTCCTATATCTCTGTGTCATAATCATAACTCCTCACATTAATGTTCACACGTTTGTGTGGTTTCTTCTTCCCTTTTTTAGGTGGCACAACTTGTGGAGACTTCCGATCAGTTAACATAGCCTTTGCGATTGGATTAACACGCACTATTTTTAATTTTTTCATCGTTCTCTCCACATATTGTAACTCGTCC